GTAGAAGCTGAACAACGTATTGCTCAAGCAGATGGTGAAGCTAAGGCTATTGCTATCCAAGCACAGGCTATCCAATCAAATGGTGGCGCACAGTATGTTCAGTTACAAGCGATTGAAAAATGGGACGGCAAGTTGCCTAGCACTATGTCAGGTGTTGTACCGTTCATCAACGTAGGCAAGTAAGATGAAATTGTTTGACCGCACTGGAGGGCATTGGCTATTCTGGTGCGGCGTATTTTATATTAGTTCAGTCGTATTGGTTGTAAACAGTCCCTATAGACAGTATACTTGGTGTACACAGACGGTATGGATATTTCTGATGTCATTACCGTTAATTTGTAATCCGCTAGCTCGCTGGCTTAATATGAGAGAGAATCATATGTTTGATAAATTATTTTTTAAGAAACCTAATAATGTTGTACCATTTCCTAAACAGGAAGAAACTGAATACGGTGGTGGGGACGGTGGCGGATATATTCCTCCAGAACCAAAGAAACCTAGTGTAACTTATTACTCACTAGGAATGACTAGCGAAAATAGACTAGAGTTCAAGATGGGATATAGTGCAATTACTATGAACTATGGCGGTGTCACTAATTTGATTGAACAACTTGAAACATTTAAAAAGCAACTTGCCCAATATGAAGGCATTGAGGAAGAAGAATGAATCCGTTTAGAGATCAAGAAAAGTTTATGAAGGCCTGTGGCCAAACAGTTGACACTTTTAATAAAGACCAGTTTGCGCTTTATGTCAATTTAATCGAAGAAGAGTTTAAAGAGCTTAAGGAAGCTATCAATAATAATGACACAGTTGAAACACTAGATGCACTCGTTGATATTCTAGTTGTTACAATTGGCGCTATCCATAGTGCAGGGTTTGATGCTGAAGGTGCATGGCGTGAAGTTATGTCAACTAACTTTGCTAAGATTGATAAAGAGACTGGACTCGTGCGTAAGCGTGAGGACGGCAAGGTGTTAAAGCCAGTAGGTTGGGTTCCACCAAATTTAGAACCGTTTGTAAAAAAGAATGTATAAATTAAAATACTGGTTACTCAACTCGTTGCAAACAAAGATTTTTAATACACTGAGTGAAGCAATTAATTACTCAGTGTATAAAGCGCCCTTTCAAAGTTTTCATTCATTAGATAAAATAGAGGAATAAGATGCCTAATTTAGTGCCGATGGTAATCGAGCAAGAAGCTCGCGGAGAACGTAGTTATGATATTTACAGTCGCTTGTTAAAGGACCGTATTGTTATGCTGGATACAGATGTAAACGAACATTCAGCTAGTTTGATTGTAGCACAGTTGTTATTTTTAGAAAGTCAGGGCAATGAAGACATTAACTTTTTTATCAATAGCCCGGGCGGAGTGGTTACGGCTGGCATGGCTATTTACGATACTATGCAATTCATTAAGCCTGATGTATCCACAATCGTCATGGGCCAAGCCTGTAGTATGGGAAGTTTGCTTGCTACTGCTGGTGCTCCTGGCAAGCGTAAAATGCTACCAAACGCTAGACACATGATTCATCAACCGAGTGGCGGTGCTGGTGGACAAGCTACAGACATGGAAATCCAAGTAAAAGAGATTTTGAAAATGAAGCAAAATCTTACCCAGATTTATGTGGACCATAATAGAAAGGGCAAGACTTTTGAAGAGTTTTACAATGCTATGGAACGGGATAACTTTATGAGTGCTCAAGAAGCACTTGATTTTGGATTGATCGACGAGATTGTAACTAAACGATAGGAACTAACATGGGAGCAGAAGCCGGAGAAAAGTGTGGATTTTGTGCAACACCTCAATATGAAGGCGCTAGTATCTGTAGAAATTGTCATGCTGAAAGGCGTGTAGAAATTGACGATAGTGTAGGTGCTAAAATTGGTGCTTTTTTTGGAGGACTTGTAGGCGGTTTTTTCCTAGGATTACTTGCTTCTTGGATGTTTGGTCCTTTGATGTTTTGGCTATGCTTTCTTGGAATACCAATTCTAGCAGTTGTATCTGATCAAACAAAAGTACTTTGGTATAGATAGCCATAAAGTGCGTATATAATGGTAAGCCGTAGTACACTATAAATAGCTATGTCTAGGAGTGTGCTATGGCCCAACTACCATTCGATTGGTCAGAACTTACCCGCAGTAACCTGTACTCTATGTTCTATTCACTTAACGGTGAAATCGTAGGGAAAGAGTTATCTCCAGGACAAATACAAAAGCGCATCAATAAGCATATTAAAGCTCACATGCCGCTTAAATTAAAAAAATGCCTGTACGGCCCTACTACGCCCGGTTATGTGTTTATGGGCGGTTGTTACTACAGTCATTTAGACAAGCAGAGCAAACCCAGTATAGAAGTTAATTTTAACTACAATCCTAAGGATTCAAAACTTAAATTAACTGATTACCGTTTCAAACGTATGGCCACTAGATTTGCCGATGTTGTACTACACGAAATAGTACATATGAGACAATTCAGAGCCCGTAATTTTAAAAGTCTACCAGGCTATCAAAGCACGGCAGAATTAAGCAAAGAACGCAAACAACAAAACTATTATGGTGACACAGACGAAATGGGCGCACATTCGTTTAATGCCGCTTGTGAACTGTTAGACCGTTTTGGCTATGATCCAAACACTATTGGCAAATACTTAGATTCATTTGATTGCCGTAGACATAAAAATAGCACTTGGTGCTACTATTTGAAAACTTTCAATTGGAATCATAACCATCCAATCATACGCAGAATGAGAAATCTAATCATGCGTAATTTGGAAAACGCCTACGAAGGCAAACCATTTAGAACTAACTACTACTTGACTTATTGATAATTACTCTGTATAATACATATTGTACAGTAAATTATTGGAGCTAAAATGAGTCGTTGTGCTAGCCATATTTGGGCATTAGAATCCCATGCAAGCCGTTTGAACAAAGAAGGCATAATTGAAGTCATTGCCCAGGATGGCGATGATGAGTTTTTTGAAGGGTGTCGCCTAGCACTAGATCCAATGATTACTTTTGGACTTAAACAAATACCGGAGAAAACAGATGAAGATGGTGCTGGGTTACCTTGGGATAGTTTTACTCTCGCTCTTACTGGCTTCGTTACTCGTAATGTCACCGGAAATACTGCCAGGGATGTCATTGCATCCTTAATGAAGAGTGCCACTAAGAAAGAGTGGAATGGATGGTATCGTAGAATTTTAATCAAAGACTTGCGCTGTGGTGTAAGTGAAAAAACAATTAACAAAGTAGTGGAGAAGAAATATGCGAAATATGCTATTCCTATTTTTGGGTGCCAGCTTGCTCATGACTCCGCTAATCATGAGACTAAGGTATCTGGGAAGAAACTTATCGAAGTCAAACTTGACGGAGTACGAGTTATTACTGTTGTCCGTGCCGACGGCCGTGTTGATATGTTTAGTCGTAACGGCAAAGAGCTTAACAATTTTCCACATATTGTAGAACAGATTAGTTCTGTAATTAAACAAAAAGGTTCCAGCAAGAGCATGGATGTTGTGCTAGACGGCGAGATCATGTCTAGCAGTTTCCAAGACTTGATGAAGCAGGTACACCGCAAGGACAATGTAGAAGCAGGTGATGCTGTTCTTAACTTGTTTGATGTACTGCCATTAGAAGACTTTGAGAAAGGCATCTACAACAAAGATCAAGCTACTCGTAGCAGTATGGTTAAGTTTTGGGTAGAAACTAATCAGACCCTGTTGCCTAGTGTTACCTATGTTGCTAATGAACTTGTTGACTTGGATACACCTGAAGGACAAAAGCGTTTTAAAGAAATTAACCAAAAAGCAATTGATGGTGGCTACGAAGGCATTATGATCAAGGATCCACAGGCTCCTTATGAATGTAAGCGTAGTGTAGCATGGCTCAAGTTAAAGCCATTTATTGAAGTATCCTTGTCTGTTGTTGCTGTTGAAGAAGGCACAGGCAAGAATGTAGGTCGACTTGGTGCGTTTGTATGTGAAGGAATTGATGATGGAAAAGCGATCAAAGTTAATGTGGGTTCAGGTTTTACTGATAGCAATCGTGATTCTTTTTGGGATTCACGTGATCAACTACTTGGTAATATCGTCGAGGTAAGAGCTGACGCTATTACACAAAATCAAGATGGAACGTATAGTTTACGTTTTCCACGATTCAAAGGATTTAGAGGATTCCAAGCTGGTGAAAAAATTTAACTGGGATAAATTCAAACGAGTATTTTGGTTCCTACTAGCTATCCTAGTAGTCCTAATTGTATGGCCGTTGCAGGACTCATTTAATGACGATATACATACTCATAGGTTTTGCGCCTATGGCAAAGTATATGTTGAGTTTGAGCACAATGGACACACTTGGGGTACTACCTATTTAGATGACAATGGTAAGCCTGTCGGCTGTACAGATGATGATGTGCAAGAGCGTAATACATCATTACACAAGGAAGTAATATGAGAAATTATTGGAGTTGTACAAAATTTGCAGACTGGGTTCGCGGTACCCCTAAGGGTGGCGCAAAGACCAGCGAAGATTGGGACGAGTGGCGCAATGAAGCTGAGCGTTACAATCCTGTGCGTTATTGGATTGCCGAAGAATTGTTAGACAACATCCAAGGCGTCTTACTTTATATTCCGGAGAGATTAAATGATGTCAGGTATTACATTAACAACCGCTGGGTTTCTAAGGCTCATGCCCTTACTGCCCATCCTCGTGATATCCGCCCTGGCCGTTGGAGTGACCTTGGTAATCGGTTTCTCCCTTGTCTTTTTAACGAACTTGTGGACTTCGTGGAAATCGAACAAGCATGGCACTATGTAATGTGGAATGCCGAAGAACGTAAGAAGTTCAAAACTCCTTGGTGGCGTAGTGGCTGGTTGCGCTGGCGT